CCTGTCGACCCCTCGACGATCGACTCGACCGCCCCTTCCCCCGGGACGCTCTCAGACCGCCAAAATCGGCGATTCTGACCGCTTCTTCGATCGGATGAACATTCACTCATTCGAACAGCGAGACCCGTCTTCCTGGCGATCCTGTGAAGCCATTTTTTCCAGGAGCCGGGTCAGACCGTCTCGAGCTTTCTCGAAGTCGATCTCGTCAGCGGACTTCTTCACTCCTGAGACATTCCCGTCGTCGTCGAACCTGGTGATCGTGTGCTTGAGGAAGTGTTCCTTGTTGTGACAGTCTTTACACAGAGCTTCGAGGTTGTCCTGGTTGAGAGCGACGGAAGGATCGCCGATGTTGTGAGAGTTGAGATGTCGTTTGTGATGACAGATCACAGCGACACCCCCGCACCGCTCACAGATATAATGTCGACTCTTCATGTACACAGTCGACAGCTCCCGCCATTGTTGCGAGGAGTAAAAGCGATCGGCGATCTCCCGATAGTTATTCATCGCTCTCGATGTTCCTCGCCTTGATCGTGATCACCTTGAGGAGACTGTCGATCGTCCGCTTCAGAGCGACATCGTCAGCGTGATCTCCGAAGTACCAAAGCTTCAGGAGGAACCCGGCGACCGTGTCGACGAGCGGTTCGCTGTCCTGGTCAGCGTAGGACATCCCGGTCGTGACCTCGATGTAATCAGGGATCGCCGTCAGGAGACTCGAGATCAGATCGTCGTTGTCGCCCGGGTTGACCCGGAGAACATCATAAGCGTCAGCAAGCGTCATAATTGTTCACCTCATAATCGTTCGATAGTAAGAAAGCGGAGAGCTTTTGACACTCTCCGCCCCTTGAAAGGAGGTCAGTCGATGAATTGACTTCACCGCTGAAGAGACCCCGCTCGACTCGACAGGCGACAGAGTCGTCGATCAATCCGTTCGCCGATCCGCTTCAGCTTTCACACTCTCCAGTGATGAGCTGATCCTGACGAGCTGAGTCGGAGAGAAGCCCGTGATCAGGGAAGAAGCCTCGACAAGTGAGGAGGACTCGCCTTGAAGAGTAAGACCCTGATCATCGAGGAAAGAAAATGTATACTCAGGTCGGTCGAATACCGCTAAACTCCCGACCTTCGTACCGATGAATTAAGTCCCGCCCTGAGCCTGAGAAGCGGGTTTCGCAATCTTGACGAAAGCTTCGCTGACGAGAACCTGGATGTCAGCGATCGCCATTCCCCGATAGTCGATCCGACCGCTCTTGAAGGAAGACTGAGAGGACGCTTCGACAGCGATACCGTCGACCAGGTTGTAGCCGATATACTTGAAATTGCCGAAGTAAATCTCGTTGTCGGCGAGGTTGTCGTCGATCACGACCTCATAACCGAGGAGCTTTCCGATCTTGTCGTTCTGAGCGTCGATCACGAACAGGGGACGCTTCGCCGTGTCGGTCAGGGAATAGACACTTCCGAAGAGAGTCTTGTTGTTCATAGCGAAGACAGCTCCGTTCGCATAACCCCGCTTCAGGAGACCCATCCCGGCGACGATGTCCGCATAGGTCAGAGCGTCGCTCGTTCCGCTCCACTCGACGAGGTTACCGCCGGCGACGGAGAAAGTGATAGAAGCGAGACCCTTGACCGGGAGAGTGCTGTTGTCGCCGTTGACGATACCGTCGGCGATCGCTCCGAGAATGTTCTGAGTCAGCTCGTCGACGAGATACGCTTCGAAAGCGTCGATCGACATCTTCTTCACAGAAGCGGAGATCGACAGGACTTTGATCAGCTCGTTGTTCCCGAAAGCGACATAGCTGATAGACGGTTCACCGCTGTCAACGACCGCTCCTTCAGTGTTCCAACTCGCCTTGTTCAGAGGAGTCGCAACAGGGACAGCGACCTTCGCCGGAAGAGCGAAAGCACGACAGAACGGGAGAAGACCGCCGATCGTCCGAGCTTTCTGAATGACCTCGTTCAGCGTGTGAGTCGGGATCACCCCGGCGACCTCGCTGACCGTGGAGTAAGCGTCCGCTCGATGTTCAGCCTGAACACGATCCCACATCCGGGACTCAGCGTCAGTCAGATCACGACCCAGGAGCTTCTTGTAGAAAGCGGAGCGATACTCCTCAGAGGAGACAGCGTCCTTCACCTGGTCGCCCTGGTTGAAGTCCTGACCGCCCAGGAGACGGAAAGCGGAACGGGATTCGGGACGAGCGATCTTTTCGTCGTTGTTCCGCTTCGCCTGAGCGATCCCGGTCAGCTCGATATTCAGGGACTGAATGTCAACGTTTTCGTCGGTCTCGATCAGCTTGTTGATCTCAGAAGCTCTCGCTTCGAGCTGATCGTTCGTGAAGCTCTTGTACATATTGAAAGCTTCAGCAACAGAATTGAATTTCATGATCTTTCACCTCATTTTGATTGATTCGATGAGCTTCTTCAGGTTTGCGATCCTGGCGAACCTCTTGTCGCCGTCCTCGATCTGTTTCCTCGCTTCTACCGAAGTCGTCTGATAAGCCGGGAACGGAACGACCGAACATTCATAGACCTTCTCGATCTTGTGAATCGTCCGAGTGTTCGTCCGAGGATCATAAGTGTCTCCCCCGTCAGGGACTTTGAAAGCGAAGCTCATTCCGTCCAGGTCATGACGCTTGATCGCTTCATAGACCTCTCTTCCGAAGTCCGTGTCGGGAAGTGTCGCCCTGATCGCCATTCCTACCGGATCGACTCTCAGAGACATTGTTTTCGGAGTTCTTGCGAGCGGGACTTGATTCAGGTCGTGATTGTACAGAAGTCTCACATCGCTCAGATCACATTCATCAAGAGCTGACCTCTCGATGATCTCCGTATAAGACCCTACCGGGTCATTGATCTTCGTCGCCTGGTCGAAAACAATAGCTCGACCTTCGATGATCAGTCCGTCGCTGACAGGATCGCTCCTGACATCGATGACCGCCGTCCTGAATTCTTTCACCTGGTATCACCTCTTCTTGATCTTGACCGCCGTCTCAGCGTATCCCGAAAAGCGGAAATTATAGATGAGAATGAAGCGGTTCACACAGCTTTTACAGACCTCGAAGCTCGTCAGCGGGTCATCCTTAGTGATCACCCTGGTCGTCGCTTCAGCGATCAGCTCCTGAAGCTCCTCGACCGTCAGCTCGACATCGTTCTTCGTCTTGACCTCGTCAAGCGTCATCCTGGTCACCGACCTTCCGCTTGAGCTGATATTCGTTCGCCTGGTCAGCGTCGATCATATTGAGAGCCTGGAGTCGCCGATCGCCGTCAGTGACCGCCGGGAGATTGAGAATCTCGAGAGCCTGGTTGATCGTCAGGAGTCCCATCGGCATGAGCTGAGCGATCAGGTTGACCTTCGTCGAGTTCGAAGTGAACTGAAGTCGACCGCTCTCGAAGATGATCTCGTTCCCGAAGGACAGCTCCCGTTCCGTGAAGACTTTCGCTGTCATCTCCTGACTGAGAGCCGTTGCGATCGGTTCGACCGTCGATTCATAGAAAGCTGAGAACTGATCCTCAGTGTAAGAGGAGCTGACGATCGCTTCGCTCGTTCCGACATAGTCGAAAATCTTGTCTCTGATCGCTTTCGCCTGGTCAGCGTTCAGGATCACGGGTTTCGACTCGATCGGTTCATAGGTCATCTTCTCATCGACAGCGACGACCCCGCCGTCGTTCCCGATCTGAAGATAGTCAGCGACGAAAGCTTCTTTTTCCTTCTTCAGCTTCTCAGGAGAGAGGAGCTGAGTAAACTTGAGAATTCCCCTGATCGAAGCTCCGCTCTTGATCCCGGCGATGATCCCGTCGTTCTGAGTCTGAGCGAGTTCGAGACCGGGAGCGATCGCTGAGTTGTCAGCTCCGAGGAGATCGTCCTTGAAGAAGCGTCTCAGATGGATGATGTCACAATACGGGAGATGAACCTTCGTCCCGTCCTTCAGTGAGAAGGAACAGAACAGTCTCCCCGCCAGGTCGGAGACGATATCGACATGAACCGCTCCGATCGGATAGAACCCGACGACATTTCCTCGATCATCCCGGTCGATATAAGCGAAGCTGTTGTTATACAGGAAGAGCTTCGTGACCATGTTGTAAATGAAGTCATAGCTCGACATGAGCTGATTCGGTCTGACCTGGAGAAGCCGATTCAGGTGAGCGTCACCCGCCGTCCGACCCTGGTCGTGATACCTGACAATGTGACTCCCCTTCAGCTTTCCCGCATTACGAGCGACAGAGTCGACCGCTTCTCTGAAGATGTCGTTCGAGTAAGCGTCGCCGTTATACGCTGAGAAGCTCGAGGTCGCTTCGATCATCTTCGCCTTGACGACCTTCTGTTCTCGCTTGAGAATTCTTCCGATAAAACTCACTTGATCACCCGCTTCAGACCACAAGGTCATATTTGAGGATCGTCTTCGTCATCTCTTCCCGCTCGATCACAAAGCTTGAGATCATCGAGTAAGGAATGAACTCGATCCCTTCTTCACATTCTGAATTCTGAGCTTCGATCCGCATGAAGCCAGGAACGGGATCACCGTTCTTGTAAAGAACAGCGTCGAAGATGTGACGACCGTTCCTCAGAATGATCTCTTTGATATGGACTCGATACCTCTCAGGATCGTCTCGACGACCTTCGATGATCCGTCCTTCTACAATCTGTTTCAATTCATGTCCTCCTCATTCTGTAAACCAGGTTTACAGAGCTTTTCCACCGTACAAAGTATATCACAATTACAATGTAACTGTCAATGATATTGTATCTCTTGTAAACATTGTAACACTATATCTTGATCGAGTCAGATCTTCCAGGTCAAAAAAAGACCTCCCGACATCGCTGTCGAGAGGTTGAGTGTTGATCCTGGTCAGACATCTTTGAACGGGACTCCGACCTTCTCCCCGCTGACCCTGGTGAACCGATTCGGGTCATACTTCGACTCGAGATCGACCTCGAAGAAGTCGAAGTCAGGACGATACTTGAAGAACGCTTTCCAGGTCTTTTTTCCGTTCCTGTTCTTGAGCGACTTGAAGACGACCTCTTTCGGGATCGCTTCTGAAGCCTGGTCGATGAGATTCTGTTTCTCTGACTTCTGAGTCTCTTTCTCCCCGCCCCGGGAGCCTTGCTTCGTGAAGAAGCTGTCGTCTTCCAGGATCGCAAGCTGAAGACCGAATAGATAGTCGCAAGTGTACTCGATCAGACCGCTCTCCTTGAAGCTGTCCTCGCCGATCCGCTCCCGATAGGTCGCCCTGGACATATTCGAGATCATGAGAACGAACAGCTCATTATTCT